GTTATTTTTCTTCATGTCCACGACCTTGTCTTTTACGAGCCGGTCGATGATGTCCTTGGTTTCGTTATCCATTTACTTTCCCCGGATACGCCTTAGCCCATAGCGAGTTGACGTAATCCACCGTATGCTGATCGCCTTTCCAATACAAATCAAACTTCGGGTTTGTCTTGTTGCGCGTGATGTCGTTGGCCTCATCGGCCGCGCTGCGGTTAGACTCGCTCATAGGCCCGGTCAGTCCATTACTCTCCATAAATGCCTGTCCAATCTTGGCTAGAGCGCTCACCACGCCGGGCGAGTCGATCGGCCTGAAGGGCTTGCCATCCTTGCTCGTGAGCGGTAAGTGAAGCGCGTCTTGCTCTTCGGGCGTCAATGCGGACTCGGCGCCCTTCAAGGCGAGCTCCATGACCTGGTCAAATTCGTAGCCGTCTTTCTTCCACTGATCCACGATCTTAGCCTTAGAGCTCTCGGCATAGGCGTCTAATTGCTGCGTGACGCGCTCAAAGCCACGGTTGTGAATGCCGACCAAATCCTTTGCCGCCGCCTCGCTGATGCCGTGCTTCTTCACCATAGCGGCAAAGTCGGTTGCGTCCTCATCGCTCCAGAAGTGCTGCGGTATGGCATCCGGCTTGGTGTAGCTCCAATCGTCGCCTACTGGCGGCGAGAATATGCCGGCCTTATAGACGCTGTCCTTAAACGCCTTGATCTCGCCCGGCTGTGCCTTGGCAGGGTCAGGTATAGATGACTGACTCCCAAGCTTGCGCGATAAGTGGACGTAGCTTTTAACCAGGTCCGGAACCGTCTTTTCAGATATGCGGTCAAGTGAGCTGCCGATGTCCGGGTCAGACTTTAGGGACTCAGCCAATGGCCGCCAGTCCGCCGCGCCGTTAGTTGCCGGTGGCGTCGGTGTAGTCTCTGTCGGTTCCGCCATATAGGTTTTTCTCCGCTCGCTCTAAACTTTCCAGGATCTCGTGTACCACCGATCGCTGACCTTCGTTAAAAGCGCTATCGCAGCAACGACCACCGGGTACGTGAGAAACAGTACAATAATGCTAGCTAAGTAAACGATCCAAAACGCGCCGGCCAATAGCTGTTCCAAAGCACGCCGCCACGTCAAGGTCTGCCGCCTTGCGCTCATCTTCGAGGTTCTCGGGACGTTGCCACTTCGACGCCATCCATTCCGAAAAGCGCCTCATCGTCCAAAGTCACGCATCTTATTTGCTTCATCTTCAAATGCACAAATAGGCCACGGCGACCGATTCAAATATTTATTCAATGCTTTATTGCTCCACGGTGTTTTCAAAACTCGTTTACAATGCAGGCAAATTACCCACCAATAAGTCCTGCGCTCGGTCTCAATCTTCTTTTTTGACACTGGATTCCAGCCAGGCCCAACCCACCAAGTTGGCTTAGGCTGTGGCTTTTTAATGCGCTGTCGCACCGTTTCATTAGAGTATGCGTAGCCAAAAATTTGCAAATTATGAAATATCCAGCCGCGCTTATCCATTGCATAATTGTCCGGTGGATTCGTTTTACATATTTCAATCTCGGTAAGCGCTAAGTCTTTATGAAACGTGGCGCTAACCGGAGAGTATTTTGGCGCCTTCGATGTAACAATAATCGCTTGCTTATTAACTGGTAACAATGGATTACCGTTGATTATTCTTTCCGTTTTCATGCCGCCTGCTGCTTGCCGCCCTGAAGCGCGGTCAATAACGGCGCTACCTTGCCAGCGGCCTCAGCGCCTTGCTGTATCTGATCCATTTGCGCCTGATTCTGCTGCGCCTCAATGCGCGCTTTACGTATCTTAGCAATTTCCTGCTCGCTCCTCGTTACCGTGGCCGGCACGCCACGCAACTTATTTACCTGTTCCGCCCAGGCGTCCCAATTGTAAACGTCCAATATATCCGCCCTACCGCTTATCTGCGTCTGGTACGCTATCACCGGCGCTAAGTCTTGAAACGCTAGGTTAAGGCTATTCACTTCTTTGGCGCCCTGCGCCTTGGCCAGCGGGTTATCAAACTCGATGTCAATGCTCCCGCCGCTTGCCAGTAGCGCGTCCGGTGGCGGGCTGAATTGCCTGTTTTCGTACAAGTACATAAACAGCGGATCGAATAGCGCGCGTAGAAATTCACGCTCGAAGCGTCCATACACGCTGCCGAGCACCCAGTACAAAAGCTCTAGCTTTTTCGCAAACGTGTAATTGTTAACGTCCTTTAATTCCATCTCTAAGACTTGCTGGATCACGTCGACATAGAGCATGGAGCGGACTTCTTGCTTTAACTTCTCATCCTCCATCTGCGCTAGTTTGAAGTCGCCGCCGGCATCAAACGGCATAATAGCCTGATTGATCGGTAATCCGTGGGTATTGATAGCGGTATAACCTGCGGGTTTGATTCTCAATGTGCCTATGACACTGTCGTGGCGTGCAAACACTGGCGGCCTAATCTTGATGGCGAGTGCCTCTAGCGTCATCTCGCGGGCCTTATTCTTCGTGGCCATCGTGTTGTAGGCGAGCTCCGCGGCGCCCCTGCCGTATGTCTCATTAGGCATCACATCCCAGCGCGGGCAGGCAAACGGAAAATGATTGAAGCCCGATTCGTCGACGATGATTTTGCTCTCTTCCTCGACGTAGCACGACGCCCACGGCATCCCCTTGTTGCCGTAGCCCTTCTCTTCACGCGGATAGACGGCATGAATGAAGTTTGTCTCCTCGTCTACCTTGTCGGCCCGCATGTATTGACTGAATCTAGTGCCCGGAGGTGCCTTGGGAAACATCTTGTCGGCCGCCCGCGCCGATAGCTTGAACTCTCTAAAGTTGGTGTCGACCTCGCCATTAGCGTTAGTGGCGATTAGAAATCTGCCGACTCGATCGCATTGAAAGCGCAGGCCTCTAAAGCCTACGATCTTCTCCCATGGTTGCGATACTCGCTGCCCCCAGAACAGCGACGCCGAGCCAAAGCCCGCGTCCTGCTTAATCGCAAGTGCGCCTTCGGTGTAGAAGTTAGACCGCGCCAATATCTCAAGCGTGCGGTCTCGGCACTCCTCGCACCACTCCTTGATTGCGTCGTCATTATCCAGGCGCGGATCACTCGGCTTAAATGCTACGTACTTGCGCGATGGATTCATCAGCTCGGCGGTGATGAATTTGCCCAGGATGTCGAGCGCCTGCTGGCCGGTAGAGTCGAAATTCTGCTGCATGATCGGCGCGCCGGGCGTCAAGTTGGACGTGGTGCCGATAGTGGTTGGGTCAAAGAGCTTGGCTATTCGATCCCATTTCTCGGTGTAAAGATCGCGATTCGCCCTTAACAAATCTCGGCGTTTTATTATCTCAACTCCGGTTGGCATTAGGCTAACCACCGTTCGCCGGATCTAATTCTAAAGAGATGGCGCCAATGGACTCCATATGACTTAGCTAGATCCCTCGCCGTGTCATTGTCCAAATCGGCTAACCCCCGAATATAATTAACCTGCTCTTGAGTAAGTTTGACGCCGCCCGCTTTTCTACCTCGATTGCGAGCTTGTCTACTTTTCGCAACCTTATCATCTACATTGTCTTGATGAGTCCCAAGAAATAAATGCTGTGGATTCACGCAAGCCGTATTATCACACCTATGACAAACGAAAATGTTCGGCGGGATATCTCCATTGTGAATCATCCACGATATTCGTGAAGCCAAACCACTCGTGCCAGGGTAAAAAAACTGTGCCCGATTGTTGGATTTGTATCCACCTATCCAAATCCAACAACCCGTATTTGGTTCGGGCATATACTTGGCGTGAAATCTGTCGATGTATTCCTGCGGTATCATGCACTTCCAGTTTGCATCTTGGTGAGCTGCTGCGCGTATTGCTGGAGCAATGAGCCGGCCCTCAAGTTAGTCGCCCCGTACCCCTTAGCCGATCGCTGACGCGCCTGCTCCATGGCGTCGGCCGATGCCTGCGCTGCCGCGGTGTCGGTCGGCGGTAATACCTTCTGTGGCTTGGGTGCCGGCGTCATAATGATTTAGGCTGCCCGGTCGAGCTAATAGCATTGCCGCGATATCCGGCCCGGACACCACTGGACACGCGGTCTATCAGCCCTTTAGGTATTGAACTCCGAATCAATCACCACCTCGTCACGGTAATCCGTCGCCAATACATTGAATTGCGCATCAATCTTGAGGGGCCCGCGTTTCTTGCCGATCTCCGGCATCACGCCGCACAAGAAATAGCACATCGAGTCACCCAAGTCTTCCCACGGATGATTAGGCTTGGCCGGCGCGTCCTTGCTAACCCCGCCTAGACGATTCTCCGGATAATACCAGCGACCCGATAAAGCCTGCACGAGCTGCTTAGCCGCACCACCGTCGATACATAATGCTGGCGTTGCGGGCTCGCTATGTTTATTAAGTGCCGTAATAAGCGCCCCCTTGCGCGACTCCCAAGCAACCGGCCCCGGCTCCCAAATGCCTCCAACCAATTCGCCGCACACATCAGCAGGATTGCGGTCACTATCGCTTTCATCGTCCGGCATGGCTGGATCATAGACACCCCGAATCATGGAGTCGTTCTTAATTGCCCACGGCGCGTTCACAGTTAGCCAAGGAATGACGTTTCGCTCATATTGCTGCCTCATCCCTCCCCGATCAATACAGCTCGCGTAATAGACAAATATGCGCCCTTGCCATAGCTGTCCTATAACCGTCGCTGGCGTGTGACCACCGTCCTGACCGATAAAGAGCGGCTCGCCTTTGAACGGCTTTAGCGGCTTGCGGCTAACGTGCTTGTCCTCGTCAAAGCCGAGGGCTACCTGCTGGCCGAGCATGACAACGCCAGGCTTGCCTTCAAGCAACCGGCGCATCAAGTCGGGCCGGTCCTTTAGCGCTTCTGCCCACTCCTGACGCGCGCTAGCCGATGCCCGCTCTCCTGGCGGTATACGGTAATACGCGGTATTGGGCCGCGGCGATGTGATGAATCTATCCCACGTCCAATGATCCTCGTCGGGATAGTTAAGCGTCAATATAGCTGGATGATGATGAGATTCAATGCGTTGGCTGGTGATCGCCATTTGCCACGCCGACAAATTCACGCCCGAGCTTTGCACGAGTACCGCAGCCGGAGCGGGTTCCTCGAACCAGACGCCCACCGTCTCCGTGCGTACCCGATCCAAAGCTCCCTGATCTTCAATGCCGAATAGATGTAAATGCACAAGCTCTTTAGTGCTTGGCCCGAATACGGCAAT